GTTGTACTGATAAGCTGCGTTAAGGTCTTGACTCTCGTCGCGGCTTCCACAGCCATCTTGGCTTGAGCTTGAATCGCCTTGATCTGTGCGTCCGTATAGCCCTGAGTCTTCAATTGGGCATCGGTCATGTCACCCGAAAGCTGTTTGAGCGTCTCGGTTAGAACTTTAGAGCTCAACCAACCTTCTTTTCCTGGCTGAGCTGCAATCGAGTTTCGGAAAGATTCACCATTGACGCGAACGTTCTTCATCGGACCCTGAAGCTCGACCGCACCCTTCTTCAAAGTGCCCATATGTTGGGCCGTCTGTGCCAGAGCACGCTGGAACACCGTGCCGCCCATTCCAGCATTGACCACCGAGTTCCAGTCCTGCAGCTTGACCGATCCCGCCGAAATCGCCTGCGAAAGCTGATACATTGCGGTCGATGCCTGCTGCGCGTTCGATCCTGACACTGCAGCCAAGTTCGCTATACCCTTGATCGAGGCAACCGACGTCTTCAGATCTACACCAGCGGCCGTGAAGGTACCGATGTTCCGAGTCATCTCGGAGAAATTGTAGATCGTCATGTCGGCATACTTATTCAACTGATCTAGAGCTTTGTTGACATCCTTGATGCCGGTACCTGCCGCCGCAGTATTGGACAAGATCGTCTGAACCGCATTGATCTGAGTCTCATACTCGTGAAAACCCTGAATAGCTGGGCCAAGCGTCAAGGATTTGAGCAGTTGCGTACCAGTAGCAAGCGCTTTACTTGCAATGTTCGCGAACACGGCAATAGCAGTTAGTCGTAGAGCTCCGAGCTTACTGCTGATTGAATCGACGCCCTTAGAAATATGACCAAGATCTACTTCCTTGGCACTGCTTGCGACAGCCGTCAAACCTTTTCCTGCATCGGGAAATTGAAGAGCCTTTTTAAGTTTGTCGAGCGAGCTAAGCGTCTTGTCGACACCGGATTCGAAGCGGCTGGACTCAAAACTCATAGCGACGACTTTGTCGTCAATTGTTGCCATTAGACCTTGGTCACCTCCCTCCACGCTTCGGCTGCTATCTGATCAAATATAGGACGCATTGCGGGCATGATAAAGTCTCGACCCTGTACATACCCACCATTTCGAGTAGCGTGACCGTACTGAATCAAGACCGCGATCGGTATTCCGCTCTCTACATGACGATTATGCCAACGAATCGAGTAATATCCTTTTCGTACCACAATCGAGTAATACCATGAGCTCGCGGTTTCGCCTGAATCTACCGGCGTCGCATTCGACAGGGCGTTTACACCTATCGACCCGTATCGGTTCAAGATCGAATATACATCTTGAGTCTTCAGACGATTCAAATATTTCGTTACGGTATCGAAGTTGCCTTTTTGCGTGATAGTAATCATGACTATTCCGCTGTGAGTCGCAGAACTACCACGCCCGGATCGCCAATAACTCGAGAGCTTTTAGATTGACCAAATATAGTCGGCAATCCATTCAGGGGAGATGCTTTAGCGCCACTTGCACCTCCTGGTACAACACTTTGTGATCCACTACTTGGATCGCTTGAGGGAGTACCTCCTGGACCATAAACTGAGGTATCTCCTGGATTGTAGGCACCTCGACCTCCAGCTGTAGCCGCATTACAGGTAATTCCACCGGATCCATACTTACCAACCCCTCCGGCTCCTCCACCGCCACCTTGGCCAATATTTTGAAAAAATGTACCATCAGCACCTGCTGTCCCCGCGGTACCAGGACCAGTTGCGGTTGGAGTTCCAGATGTTCCTCCTACTCCTCCGCCACCAGCGATGATACGATTTCCGATTCCTCCGTCGCCACCATCCGCTTGAGTACGCGTTGTCGTATCGTTGGTACGAGCTCGTTTTCCGCCCTTACCGCCCGAGGCACGACAGGTAGGATCGTTGAACGAAGAATATCCCCCATCACCACCGTCAGTAGTGAGGGCGGGATTGTTACCGTTGTTCTCAACTCCCAGAGCACCACCCGCTCCGACGACAATTGGAACCGTGGTCGGTAGGGCGGATAGAAGACCTCGTACTCGATGGTATCCGCCACCACCACCAGCTCCGCCATAATTCCTGACGAATGTGCCTGAGTTCGCTGTGTCGATACCTCCACCCATGCCGCCTCCGCCACCAATACAAATGACGTCGAAATGGGTGTAGCCTAGGTCGATGTATTTCTGAACGTCGAAACTTTGATTGGAAACAAACCTCATAACTAGTGGGTCAGGGCGAACTAAGCTTCCAGCCAGTTCGATTCTCATTGGACTAACCGTCTAGTTTGCAAATATAAGGGACGAAGACTGTCGGCTGTACGTTCTCGTGTCCCTGATTGCCGCCCTCTGCGTTAATCCCAAGCGCTGGAACACTGTGCAAATGGTCGACACCATAGACGGTATGCGAGTGATAGCCTTGATTGTCCGTATTCTGAACACCGGCAATCATTTGATAAAGGGACCCTGAACCGGGTGCGACAGTTTGAAAACGATACTGAGTGGGAGCACTACTAAACGCAAACGGTTGGCTGGCACCACCACTATGTGCGTGGCTACCTTGCCCATCGGTCGAGCTATTCAACGAACGATCGGCCGCTCCAGAAGTTCCGCCACCAGTTGCTCCACCGTGAGCATGTGAAGGCATCTCGGAAACCACGACGACATGTGTTTCCTTACCGCTTTTGGATGCGATCGTAATTGCTACAGAACGAGTCATACGGTTAGCTCTCGCACTATCACCGGGCATTTGATCCATGCCTGCTGCTATCAAACCTCGGAGATCGGGTACTCGAAAGTTAGCTGCGCCAGGATCGCTGAGACCGTCGAAAGTACGCCATCTCGAATGAATGTTCGCAGCCGCCTTCGGATAAGTTGCGACTGGATAATATGCACCATTGGCCCATACCCATTTGCCATACTGTGCGAGATCGGGAAGCACATCGCTGGGCCAAAGCTTAATCTCGCCGGGGATTGCACTAACCGTAGCTGGACCAGGGGGACCAGCAGGACCAACAGGACCGGTCACAGGACCGGCATCTACCGTTGTTCCATCGTGCTTGGTAAGAATCAAGTTACTACCGACAACTTCGCCGTCGACAACCGAAGCCGCTTCGATTGCCAGCATTCTGTCCGCTGTGAGACCGGTAATTGTAGCCATTTCACCTCCTCAAACTTATTCGCTGATATTCGTGGATGAGACTTTGTATGTATCTGCATCCAAATATGTAGTATCCGCATCGTCGATCTGAAAGGTAGTACTGTCAATCATAGTAATATACGTATCCGACTCATCAATAGCAGACCAAATACCACCACCATTATCGACGATAAGAAGGGCGCCCAAATATCCGAAGAATTCAGCGACTTCTTGAATAGATGGAAGACGTGGGTTGTTGGTACTCGTCCCGTAGAGCGTATCTTCCAACGCTTTCAAAATCTCTGGAGGTGTTACGAGCGAATCGATAGAGATATGAACCGTTGGCCTATATCGATCAAGCGGCTTCGGCGGAGTTCCACTCAAAGACCAAACGAACTCGATCGGATCGAGTGAATCCTTGACGGTGTCGAACGAATAAGAATTAGGATTAGCAAGAACATTATAGAGAATGTGAATCTTGTAACCGCGATCCAAACCTTCGAGATCATTACCAATCCTTGATCGGTATGACAGATTGAAACTCTTTGCTTGTTGATCGTAGTAATCGAGTCCAGGAGATGATCCGACTGTGGCAATTCCAGTAAGTGAATCAAGCTCGTCGGGATAAGTGTATGCCTTTAGTCTACCGGAAAAATCCCCCGGGATAAAATTCTCCAAATATTTTACCCCATCGAGGTAGAATGCCTTAATTTCAGCATTGGAATCTGACTCTACACCGGTAAGTCCATTCCAAACGACCACCTTACCGTCATGCAGATAAAGGACGCCACGATCAATACCGGCTTGGTAAAATCGTTCACCAACTTGATCCCAGACAAGAGTTGCCACGTCACCTCCTTCCTAACCTTTAGTTCCGAGTTGTGCTCTGCGTTGCGCATTGAGTTCTCGATTCCGAGCTGCAATTTCAGAGCGACTCATCTTCTTCGGTTTTGCCTGTTTGATGTTACACACTCGAATCAAAGTGAACAATCGATTCAGATGCCAATTCTCACACTCGAATGGGATCTTGAATTCGATCATCCAGTAGTAAACGAGCTCAGCCGTAATGACATCTCTACTCTTTGGAGCACCCGGAGGCTCATTGAACCAAGTAGCTGTCATCTTGGCCTCAATATAGTTATTAATAGCCTTTACATTGTCTTCAGAGAGTTTGAAAAAAACTTCCTCTGGAACATTGGGAGTCACCGTCATCAGTCTTACGTAGTCGAGAACTTCTTCCGAGGTTTTGTCGCCCTTACCAAGAAACGGTTTCTCGTGTTTTGACTCCCATTTTGACAGTGAGACCAGAGAATGCTCTAGCTCCAAAGTCACATCGTGTTGTGTGATGAACTCTTGTGACTCTTCGTCGAACATTTCGACACCTGGAACAACAATCGTAAGCATCCTCTGGTCTCCTATCGACTATCTTAAGCTCGACCCGAAGTCCAAGCCGTTCCGTTCCAATACATTTCACCACCCGCTCCTGCGGTCGATCCCTGAACGTACTGACCTGTCGTCCAAGCCGAAGACGGAGATGCGGTAACGCCTTTGCTAGTGGCATCGGCGGCATTTGACGGAGGAGTTGATCCGCCAGGAGTCCAAGTTCCCGGAATTCCGGCGTTTGCTCCTGTAGCTGGAGAAGCTCCTCCTTCAAAGAGAGCGATTACTGCATCCGGAGTCGGAAGAGCAGGCTCGGTTGCACCCAGTCCGTACAGCAGATCCTCGAGTGACTGAAGATCAGTCGGATCCACGACGCTGGAATCGATGACGATCAGAGAAGTCGGCTTGTAGCCTGTAACCGCAACCGGCGTGGTCGTGACTTCCCAGCTGAACGCAATTGCCTCCGGGGAGTCGTTGATCGTGGCATAAGCCTTTTCGGATGGGGCAGCCTGGCAACCGTAGACCAAATGCAGCTTGTAGCCGAAATCTGTCCCTTCGACATCGTTGCCCAATCGAGTCCTGTAGCTCAGGCCAAAGATCTTTCGACCCTGCTGGCCAATGGCTAGGCCCGGCGAAGGAAGCGCAGTACCATCGCACTGTCCGAATTCCTCCGGATATGTAAACGCTTCGATCGTCGCACCGAACTCCTCGGCGGAAATCAGGTTCAGATACTTGATGTTGTCGGCGTACTGCGGGTTAGGTTCGGCACCAGACGGCGATTCAGTGACAGTAGTAAGACCATTCCAAGCGAAACCGAGACTATATACACCCTGATCGTCAGGAATGTACAGAACTCCATGATCTACACCGGTTTCGTACAATCGCTCGCCAACCTGGTCCCAAGTCAAAGGGGCCATTTTCTTCCTTTCCCTTAGAAGAATACGGTATAAACGTCGTGATTTAGATCATCGGCTGTATAAAACCGATTGAATAGACTCATCGGAATCGAAGCCACCTTGCCTGGAATGTCGCTATCAGGATCCCGATCAACAACAGTAACCATATACCTCAAACGATGATTATACGGTATGTCGTCTGCAAATTTGGTGTCTGCAAAGTCACGTTTGTAGATGATACAAGGGTATATTAGATGTATATTGGCGGGAGGTTGAAAATATACGTTGTCCACAAACGTTTCAAGGAGTTGGTGCAACTGCAGGCGTTGGCCCATTGTACACCTCCCCTAATCTCAGCAGAAGACGGGGACTTTGCACTTCGACGCTCGAAACCGTCCACAAAGCCCCCGCCCATTCTACGTAACGAATATTGAAGAAGTTATCGTTGGCATAGGCATCAGCTACTATACTGATCGAATTCTGTACGTTGAGATCCTTGTTGAGATTCTCTCCCTGTTGAAGATTTCGTGCATTTCGGATGACATCTCCGAAATATGAATGCTCAACAATGTCGTCAACAAATACTCCAGGCGCAGTTTCCTTCGTTTCACCATAACCAATACGGCCGAAGAACCTTGCCATGAGCGTCCTACCTTACGCCGTATTCCTGAAAGTCCACTCGTCGTCCTGGTTGTTTGCGAAGTAGTAACCGGAGTTCGGCTCAGCCTGAACCGTGAGCGACTCTCCTGAGGCCAGAGCAACCGGAGCACCCGTGGTGAGGGTCGTACCGGTAGCCTTGTTCTTGTAGGTGACATTCGGCGTGGTCTTCACGACGACTGTCGTACCATCGAAGTCAGGCTTCTGTGCCGTAGCAAGCGTCGTTCCTGCAGGAGCCCTCATAACGACCAGAGCCGAGCGGATCTTCGTCAGAGCGCCGGAGACACGAGTCTCGTACAGATACTTGTACTGGTTGTAGTCGATGTCGAAGTCGTCGAAGAAATTGACCTCTCCACCCTTGTCGGCACCAACCGTGTAGTCCTTGAGATTCACGATGATGCCGATCAAATCCGCCTCGCCCTCCATGACCTCAACGGTGACGATGTTCTGAACGCCCATCTCGGAGGCAAGCTCTCCTGGAGTCTTCCAGAAACGAATACCGTCGTTGTTTCGAGCGAGGAGCAACGTAGTGAGGGTCTGAATCGTCGTGTAGAAGGTCGGAGAACCCGATCCCTTGTAGTACTGCATCGATCCGATGACCGCGTCGACCACATCGATTGGCGGTGCCGAGTCGTCGACATTAATCGTTGCTGCATAGAGATCGTGATCGTGGAGAATGGAGCGAATCCCCGCGCCTTCGGAGGCTCCTGCGGGATCCTTGATCTTGTCGTCATCATCGACATCCCGACCGTCTCCGATGAGAATCGCACGAGCGAGCTCTTCGTCGAGCATGAGACGCATCTCGGCCTTGAGCCACATTACGATGTCGAAATCGGTGATATCGACGACATCATCGCGATCCAGCTTCTGCTTCTTGTAAACCGTGCTGGGAGAAGTGCTGCGCTTCGAAACTGAGAACCACTCTTCCTTCTTGAAATTACCCTTGATGTAGCCTCTTGCCCGTGCTTCATCGAAGGTGATATCGGCGACCAGAGACTTGATGCGGGAGAACGGCGAGTGCTTGGTTCCATTCATCACGTTGGCAACCCACTCGACCCGCCGTTGGTCAAGCTCGGGGGAATCGGTAACGGACTTGGCATCCGGGAAGAGGGTCTCGATGTTGTCGATGCCGTGCTTGAGAGCGTAATGCTCGACGGCCTCTTTCAGCGATCCAGTTCTCTGAGCATCGGCAACGATTCCCTTGATCGCGTCATGAGACAGAACATGCTCTTCTTCCTGTGTGCCTCCGCTAGACTGCTCGAAGACGTTGCGGGTCATGCGCCGTCCTTCCTCTTCATTATTATCGGTATCATCATGATGGGCAAGTACGGATTCGGACTCCTCGTCATCGGAAGTAGCTGACTGTTCAACTTCCCCAGTGTCGACTTCCCCTGCGTCAAGCTCGAGCGCAGCGCCGACCATATAATGAACGACATCCTTCTGCTCAGGAGTCATCGAATCGTAAACTTCCTGGACCGTGGGGCCTTCCTCACCGTCGTCTTGATGCTCGATCTCTTCTTCGTCTTCGGAATCTGAGGCGTCCCCATCAGCATGACTAATTTCCAAACCTGTGTAGATAATTGCTTCATCATCTAGCGTTACAAGCTCGCCGTCGGAGTGAGCCAGAGTAATGTTGTCGATAAGAGCACCAGGATTGGCACCAGACAACACCAGACTCAACTCACGAATAAATCCATGCA